TGGGGTTTCACCCAGATCAGTCGGGCCGATGGGATCGTGCGGCGGTTCATCAGATGGGCGGTCGAAATGGAATACGCCAGCCCCGAGGTCAAATGGATTGTCTGCGATATGAAACGCATCGAACCGGGTGACCTGGGTGCCGCCCGCCCGGTGACGAAAGATCCGGTCGACTTCGAGACCTTGCAGGCGACGCTGCCGTTCCTCGACAAGACCATCGGCGAGATGCTGCTGGTCCAGTTCTTTTGTGGAATGCGCCCCCAGGACGTGCGGCGGATGCGGGGCCGCCAGGCCAAGGGGTTGCGGAAGTACGGCACCCAGCGGGATCTCGTCTGGTTGTTGCACCGCGAGCCGGGGCAGCCGGATGTCGTGATGTATCGCCTGGACGATCACAAGATGAGAAAAAAGACCGACCAGGCACTTGTCAAAGCGGTGCCAGATCGGGCACTCGAGATCCTGGCCCGGCACCTCGATCGCGAGGACCAGGAGGGCGACGGCACCGGCTTTTTGTTCCGCCCATCGGTCGTCCGTGCCGAACGGTTTGCCACGCTGCCCGATCCTGATGGCAACCGCACCACGCCCAGGTATCCGAGCGAGGTCAAACGGGTCGCCCAGAAGAAAGCCGAAACGGCCAGCAAGGTCGACCCCGCGAACGACTGTTACAGTCGCAGCGGTTTCGAGAACGCCGTCAAACGTGGCGTGCGGGCCGCCGTGGCTGCCGGGATGATCGAGGAACCGTGGTCGGCGAACCAACTGCGGCACGGGGTCGGCACCTATCTGGCCCAGGTCGACGGCGTCGATTCAGCCGGGCGATACCTGGGGCACTCGGCCAATGACGAGAACTGGACCGTCACCCGCAAACACTACGCCCCGGTCAGCGAGCCGGAACTGGCCCGAGTGGCTCGCGTTATCGACGAGGCGGCCAGCCGCTGGCTCGATTGATTTGTCAGATAATTGAAATCCGATGCGTTTTTTTTGTATTATTTCGCCACGTGTTACGCCTGTTATATGTGGTATAGGAGTGTTGCAACATCTGAGAGAACAGCGATGGACTACCAAGACCTGAAGACTGACGTGCGAACGTTGCTCCAAGAATTAGACCTCGGAACAACCGACCTCGAAATGCGGATCGACGAGGGGGGCGAGGCCGACGACCGGCAGACCCTCGTGATGGCCGAAGTCCGCGAGATGCTGCTGGTGGTTTCGCGGACCCACAACGAGGCCCTCGAGTGGCTGGCCGCGACTGAGGGGCAACCTGACGCCGCTGTCGATGCCAGGGTCGAAACCTCGCTCACGATCCCCGTCGAACGCCGCCGCGACTCGCGTCGGTGGTTCGCCTACTCGGCGGCCTGGGTCGTTCCGGTCGTCGTGGTCTTCGCTGGCGTGTTTGTTTCTGGCGACGCTTTCAAACCGGCCCCGGCACCGCCGCCGCCGATGACTGAGACCGACCTGGCTGGCTGGCTGGTGCGGGTGCCCGGCGGCACGACTGACCTGGGCACCTCGCCCGAGGATCGCGAGACCGTCGTGACCACCGCGAAAGTCAACGAGAACAACAAGAAACGAATCCAGCAAGAACTAGCGAGTCGTCAACGGGTGAAGTCTTTTTATATGGGCCGCACCGAGGTCACCGTCGGCCAGTGGAAACGGTTTGTCGACGCGACCGAGTACCTGACGTGGGCCGAACGCAATCGCGGCATGGGTCGGGTCGACGGACACTGGGTTCACAAGATCGGTTTTTCCTGGGACCAACTCGGCGACGTGCTTGCCGCTGACGTGCTGCCGGTGGTGAACGTCACCCGTGCCGACGCCCAGGCGTTTTGCCAGTGGTTGTCCGATCAAACGGGCGACCTGTACCGACTGCCGACCGAGGCCGAATGGGAACACGCCGCACGGGCGGGCACGACAACACGCTGGCACAGTGGTGACGACCTGGTGACCGCGACCCGGCAGTCGTGGAACGCTCGCACGTCGGGCCAGGTGCCGCACCCAGTCGGGCAAATGACCGCCAACCCGTGGGGCCTGTTGGATATGTCGGGCAGCGTGTGGGAATGGACAACCGGCACCTGGCCGGGGAAAGATGGCTGGGTCGTGATGCGGGGCGGGTCTTTCCGGTCAGACCCGTGGCTTAGTCGATCCGCCAGCCGGGCAGGGGTGGGCGAGTTTTTCGTCGGGGCCGCAACGGGCTTTCGGGTTGTTCGCGAAATCAACCCCGCGAAGAAAGTCGCCCGCCGGTAAAATGGCCGGATGGAAAACCGCAACGGTGCCACATACGAAACGTCGGTCGGGCGACTGCTCGCCCAGGCTCGCGAGATCGAGGGCTTGAGCCAGTCGGAACTCGCCGAGGTTCTGGGGGTCACCCCGGCGACCGTAAAGCGGTGGGAACGTGGCGTGGGGTCGATGAAACTCTCGCACCTGCGGACGATCTCGGTCGTCCTGGACCTCGACCTCAACTGCTGGCTGGGGTCACACAAATGCGGGAATTGAGAATCGCGGCGCTGTCACTGGCGGCCCTGCTGCTGCCGCCGCCAGTCGACACGCCGCCGCCTGACCGATCGGGCTGGCGCGAGGTCGACTGGTCGAAACACCTCGCCGCCGAGATGGGCGGCCAGGCCGAGGCGCGCACGCCTGACGGGTCTCGGGTGGACATCCTCACCGACCAGGTCGCCTACGAGGTCGACTGGTGCCAGTCGGGCAAGTGGTGCCAGGGGATCGGGCAGGCGTTGTTCTACGGGCTGGCGACCAACCGCAAACCGGGCTTGATCCTGCTACAAAAAGACCCGCAGGCGGAACGAAAGTTCTACCTGCGGGCCTTGGCCGTCTGCGGTCGTTACGGGATCACGTTGCGGGTGGTGGTGGTTCGCTGACGGGGCGACCACGTCGCCGGGGCGTCGGCAGTTTTTGGCGGCCCAGTTTCGGGCGGATGATGTCGCGAAGAAACTCGGCACGGGGCGTCGGTCCTCGCCGCTTGTCAATTTCCTCGATCCACTCGGGCGGCAGTCGCAGGATGATCGGGGTCAGTGCCATCTATGTTATCCTCACGGTTAGGCCCGCCGGGGTCGGCCCGGCGGGCGGGGTGTTTGTTTGTTACTTCAACAGCGACAGCGTATATGCGGCGTTTTCAAGACCCATCAAAACTGGCACCTCATTCTCCACACCCCGGCCAATGATGTATCGGTCACCCACTCGCTGGACGCTCACACCGTAAAGGGTTGCGACGCATCCCCGTCCAATTTGCTCAAGTTGTTTTCTTGCTTCGTTCATCGTTTCGTTCCTCACGGTAAGGCCCGCCGGGGTCGGCCCGGCGGGCGGGGTGTTTGGTTGTCCGTTAGCAGTACCAGGTTCCGGCCAGCATCATGTTGAGCTTGTCGGTTTCCCCTCTACGCTTCGCCACTTCCATCGCACAGTAGTGGATCTCGTCGGCGTAGTATCCGGCCTTGTGGCCGCCGGGGTTGGCTTCGAGTGCCTCAGAGCAGTCGTTGATTGTGTGCGACAGCTCGGCGTCCGTCATGGCGGCGGCTCGCTTGGGGTATTCGCTGTGGTCGATTTGCGTGTTCGGCTGGGCCATCGTTTCGTTCCTCACTTGGGTTTCGTGTATGTGTCGTGTAACTGCCATGCCCCCCACTATATAGATATCGGTTTACGATGCATAGACCAAACAACGTAAACCGATATCTTTTTTCCGGTTTTACGAAAAAAAACCTGGGGACGTTTCGGGCCTATTCGGCGGGCGTGATCGAGTAGGCCGGTCTCCAGGTGACCTGGCCGTCGATCCGTTCGACCCGCTTGCGTCCAACGACCAGGCGACCTCGACGTTTGGCCTCGTTCAACAGGTCGTGAACCCGGTTCCGATTACAACCCCACAACTCGCACAGTTCGCGAGCCGTCCAGCCGCTGGATTCCTGCTCGGTGGATTCCCACTCGGCCAGCAGTTCCTCGATGGTGATCGGTTCCATTATTCCGCCTCGGTTCGTCCCACGGTCCACACACGCCCACGCACGACCACGTCGTCGCCCGACCCGTCGATCACCACGCCACCGAATTGCGGCGTCTGCAAACGTGCCCCCGCGACCTTCCAGGCATACGGGGTTTTGCCCTGCCAGCCTGGGGTGACCACGCACGCCGCGATCGGCGTCGGCTCCCGGCCACGCTCGGCACCTTTCGACAACCCGGTCGGGATCTCGACCTTGATGTAGCGGTGACGATGACTCCGCACGATCACGTCGGGCGGGCGGCGGCCCCACCTGGCCGACTCGGTGAACGTGTCGACCAGTTCCCGAAAGATCGCAGTCGACTCGGCGTTGCCACCTCCGTCCAGGTGGTGCAGGACGTGGACCAGGTGACGGCCTGCCCGCTTCCACAACTCGAACCGGGCAGATTGCCCGTCACGGTTTGTCACTGCACCCAGCGACCGGGCCAGTTCTTCCTCGGTCGCCCCAGATTTCCCGGCGTGGGCCTCGGTCCCTCTGACGTGGTAGTAGTTCTCAGCCCGCCGCACGACCGGCTCGAGGATCTCGTGGGCGATACGCAACTGATCAGCCAGGTTGTGCGAGACCTGGGTCGTCGACCCGTGGTGGACCCCGTCGATCGCGTCGCCGTTGACCACCAGGTCAAACGGTTTGCCCCTGGTCGCCTCGGGCACGAATTCGTCCCAGAACGACCGCCACATTGACCACAATTTCATCTGCAACGCAGACGGGAAATACTGGCCCCCGTCGTCGAGGGTCACCCCATGCGTCGGACACAAACCGACCCGGCACCCGGCGTGCAGGTCACTGATTACTACCAGTCGTTTCGCGCTCATTGACAGACCCCTCCTTGGGTCGGGCCGAATAGTGCGGGCAGAACGTGCAGACCCCGTCCACGCCTTTGACTTTCGATTTGATCGTGCAACGTCCCAGTATCTCGCAGGCGAAGACCTTCGCCTTGATCGTGCCGCTTCAGCCCGCGCCGCACTTTTCGAGGTACTCGCCGCGATGGACGCACCCCATCGGGTCGTCGTTGGTGTTTAGCTTTTTCGACTTGGTGACAACCTGAAGCCCGGCGGCCTGGTCGTCCCACGCTCGGCGATACTCCTCGCACTTTGTCGGGGTCAGGACGTCCCCTCGGCAGATGTCGAACAAACGCCCGACCTTATGTATCGCCGGGTGCCGCCGACAGTCCCCTGGCACGTCACAGACGCACGGGCCTCCCGGCTCGCCGTCGTAAACCGGCGACGGCACCTTTCGCGGTTCGGCTTGTGGCGGCACTGGATCGGTGGCCCCATCACCAACCCCGGCCCGCACCAGGTCGAACAAGCCGATCGCGTCGGCGATGTTCTCATAGTCGACACGCACTTTGCCCCAGGGCCAGGCGTCGAATTGTTTCTTCGCCATCCGCTCAAGTTCCTCGACAGTCAGACCGTCGCGGGTCGACTCTTCCCGACTGACGTAGCTCGCGGCGACCCGCTGGGCATCCCGCACAACCCAGACCAGCGTCGGCTTGTGTCGGCCCAGGATCGGCAGCCACAGATCGAGCGTGTGGACGAATCGCGGGTCTTTGATCACCCAGGGCCCGGCCAGGTCGTCGAGATGATCAAACGCCGCCGATAGGTCGATGTCGTGGGAACGCCAGCCCGCCTCGTTGACATCCCGCACGCCGGGATGCTCACCGTATTCCTCGTCGGCTGGACCGCCGTACCACCCGAGGGCCTGGAGCATCTTGGACACGATCGACGTGCCCGAGTGCCCCACGCCCATAACCACCACGCTGCGGCTGGCCTGGATCGGCTCGCGTGTGGCTGGGGTATGCTCGAACCGTTGCAGCTCGTGCTTTTGCCGGAATAGTTCCAGGAACCCGGCAGCCCGCTGTCGGTGCTGCTGGTAGTCGCCCGGCTCCTCGCGGTCATGCCGGGCTTGTAGGGCGGGCGTGTGGGCGATAGTCCAGCCCGTCTCGTTTTGGATTCTCAGAAACCAATCGACGTGTTCGGCCAGTTTAAGGTTCTCATCCCACGGTAGCTCGATCATCAGGTCGCGACGGATCATGCCCCAGTTGAAAACCATTTCACAACGCCTCCAGGGAATCGAACGCCCGCCCGTGGTCAGTCGCTTGACGGGTCCGCCCGCCGGGTAGGCCAGCAGCACATCGCCCTCGGGGCGTGTCTCGCGTCGAAAGTTTCGAGCGTAGTGCTGCACCTGGCGATCGGCCACGAGAGACCCGCCGACCATGCCGAGAGATTCGTCGGGGGCGAGTATCGCGTGGGCGGCGGCCAGGTCGGTCTTGTCGGTAAAAACGAAATCCTCCTCGGCCAGCACCATAAACTCGGTCGGGCAGGCCCTGGCGAGTGCGTTGCGGCTCGCAGACAACCCACAATCCCGCTCGACGTGGACAGTCGTAACGCCGTCGAACTGTTCCAGGTCGGCGGGCATCCAGCCGTTGTCGGCCACCAGTATCGGCAGGGCAGGGTAGAACTCGCGCACGCTCTTAATCAGTCGTTCGAGCAGGCGGGGCCGGTTGAAGGCTGTCACGCCGAGGACAACGTCGGCGAGTGGTTGGTTGCGGCTCATATGGGGCAAATATGCGGCTCGATGGTCTGAAACTAGGATTTCTACTGATCTGGGTCGTTTTGCAGGCCCGTATTTGCCGTGTAAGGGCCTCGAATGGTCTCGCGTGGGGTTTGGGTCGCGTGATTATGCCGTCACTCTGATCGTCACACTAGCGCCGGTTGAACTCGCACCACAGCACCCGTCGACCGCCAGGCCGTCGAAAGGCAGGTCAAGAGGGTTGCAGTCGCACGACACGCTCGGAGAAAAGGTTCCTCCGGAATTACAGGCATCCTGGAAACTGACGGTCAGCCGGAAGTCGGAACAGCCACCGCCGTCGGTGGTGCAGGACAACGTCAGGTCGACATAGTGGGAGTCGCCCGTGATGGTGTCGTGACAAAATAGGCCGCTGCCGAACCAGTCCTGGGTGTTAGGCCGCCAGCCGAGGTTGATGGTTTTACCATCCGCACACGGGCACCCCATCGAGTTAGAAATCGTCGCCGTGAGGTTCGTCGTCAGGTTTGAAGTGGCGCAACACTTCGGGCCAGGTAGCAGGCAGATTTCACACGGCATCGTATCGCACCCGGTCGGCAAGGCGTCGGGGCACTTAAGCCGCATCGCGTTGGCACAGTCGCAGCAAAATGGGAAAGGATTGGAATAAGTGACCGACGTGTCGAGAACGCCGTCGCAGTCCTCATCCAGTTCCACCTTGAGTTCTACCCCCCAGGGGTCGGTGCTGTTAACGGTCATGGTCCACTTAGGGGGTGAACCCGAAACCGAGCAGCACCCGTCGAGTTCCTCCCCTTCCCAGACACACCCCGATTGCCACCGGATGAAATGACTGGCCCACAACTCGTCGCAGCAGTCAGGATCGTCGGGCATCTGGCCACCGAACGCACCCAGGTCGAAGGTGTAAGTCGGTTGTGCCACGTCACATTGTGTGCAGGCCGTGATCGTCCCGCCGCCGCAAGAACCACAACACGCGCCGCCAGTGGGACCGCTGCCCGTGTTTCGCGTGCAGCGGTCAATTATCCACCACTGATTGTTGTGATCGACCAGCCAGACGTGGTCACCGATGCCCAGTTTTTCCCCACAGATGTCGTGTGCGTAGTACTCGTCGGGGATCTCAAGAAACTCCGCGCTATTGCTCCCGACCGTCTCGGTGTAAGTGCCAGCCGCGAAAATAAATTTGTGTGTATTTCCACCCGCCTCGGTGATCATCCCGATTGCGACGTGATTTCCCGGACCCGACACGTCGGCCCGGCGGTGCGACTTCTGACCATCTGCTGCACCCAATGCCTTGCGGACCACGCGCGCGATCTTTTCAGCGCTGTCCTTGTCGAATCCGTGCAGGTCTGCCACCGACTCAGTCCTCGTAAATCCGCAAATCGACCAGGCAGGTGGCAGTATTAGCCGCCCACCTCAAAGTGATTCCCGGTTCCAGTCGAAAGGCGTGGACCTCGCCCGCCTCGATTCGGCCCATGCCGACCATCGAGCCGGAACTTTTCGGCCCGTATGTGACGTAATTGGTCGCGTCCAAATTCCGCATGAAACACCAACCGAGCGTAGACAGGTCGCCGGTCGTCACGTCTTCTTCGGATGTCCCAACCGACACGACATTGCTCGCGGCACCGATTGCCGTCTGGTCAAACTTCTGCTGACCGTGATCGACACGGTCCTTGAAATTTCCATTTGTCAGCGTCGACAGTATTGTGATCGCCAGTTCTTCGGCCACGGTTTTCCCCTTACTTGGTGGGCAGCCCCAGGCTGCTGAATGCTCGCTCTTTCAAATAGACCTGGTATCTGATGAAAATAGAGTCCTCGACCGGGGCGGTGTCGGGGGTCAGTTTTTGCCCCTCACCGTCGAGCCGTATCGGCTCGGTGACGTGCTGCCCCTTTTTGTCGACGATCCGCACCCGGCTGTCGGTGGACACGCCGCCGACGTTAACCGTCTTGATCTCGTGGGTGCCCTGGTCGAGCAGTTCGCGGGTCCACGTTTCCGACTTCTGGGCGATCTGGATTTGAAACGGATAATACCCGACATCATTCTCGATCGCATATTCGCCGATCGTCATCGAGTTGATACGTAATTCGTGTTTCTGAAAGGTGATCCCAGCGATGGTGATCGGGGCGTCGTTCAACGAGTCGCGAAAATCCATTAGCCAGGTCGGAACCGTGGCAATGTTCTTTTTCGCGGTCAGCTGCCAATTGCTAGACTCGATCTCGACTGGAGGGTCGAACTGGTCGCCCGCCGAGTTGATGATCGGTCCCTCGATGTCGCCCGCCGGGGCCGCCACAACAGTGTTTCCCTGCGCGTCGATCGTCTCGCGTTTTATGCCACGCTCGGCCACTTTCTGAAACGTCTGGGAAGTCCAGGACAATTTCCACGGGCGGTTGAGCGGGTTTTCTTCGGGTTCGTCGTCTTCGTCGAGCTTGTTGGTATAACTCGCCGTGACTTCCCAGACCTCGCGGCTCGACCTGGTCCGCTTTACGTTGACCTTCTCGCAGTAGCAGACCGGGTCGCTCGGGTATCGGTTCCAGAGTGTCGGGATTCCTGGGGCGTTGCCGATGTCGACGACCGTGTGCAACGGATCGTTTGTGATCACCCGAAACGTGCGCGCGTAGGTCCGTTCGAGGCTCTTGTCGTTCGTCCCGGTCTCGCCGGACCAGGTTTCTGTCACCGATAGAATTGTCATATGGTGCCCACCGCGAGGGTCGGTTGTGCTGCCATCCCTTCGGCCATCGCCTCGGCGGCCTCTGCTGTTCTCTCGTTCGCGTCCTTATTGTCGGCGGCGACTTTCTTCTCGCTCGCCCCCCTTATCTGTTTCGCGATCGCCGAGAACGCCCCAGCACTGCCACGCTCCAGGGCCGCGATTCCGCCCGCCGCCGCCTTGTCACCTGACCCGTCTTTTGAGTCGATCCCGGTCGGCAATGAAAACTCGGGTTTCTTAATCTCGACCTTGTCGCCGCCCATCAATTCCTCGCGACGCTTGTCGCGAAAGACTGCGAAATCTGTATCGAGCTTCGCCTGGATCTGTGCCGCCTCGTCTCGCAGGCCAGCCTCGAGAGGCCCGATCTCCCGTTTCGGGATCTTGGGCAGTTCCTGGATCATGTTGCGGAAACCCTCGGTCAGTGGCACGAATGCCACCTCCCACTCGCCCGTTTTCATGAACTGCCAGATTGCCGAGAACAGATTTCGGATGTTCTGGCCCAGGTTGATAAACCCGGTCAGAACAAAGTCGAGGGCCGTGTGCCAGATGCCCGTCCAGTTTTTGGTGAACCACCCCAACAGGGCAGGCAGGACGCCCGTGAAGAAATGTTTGATCGCGGCACCGAACCCGACCGCACTTGCGGCGACGTTGAGGAACGCCGCCGCCGCGATCGACTCGAAATTGCGAATGTTGAATTCGAGACCGATCAGGCTGTCGATAACAAAGTCGAGGGCCGAACCCATGTTGCCCGAGATCACGCCGAAGATTGCCGAGAACACGCCCGACACTGCATCAAAGACATAGTTAAACATCGCGATCGCGACGTTCGCGAATGCGACGAAAGCCGGTGCCCACTCTTTGACCTTGGCGATGATCACTTTCGCGACTTCGACGAACTTGGTCGAAATGTTCGTCAGCACCGGGGCCAGGTGGACGGTAAACATTCGCACCACGCCGCTGACGGCGGTTTTGACACGGTTCCAGGCGTCGTTCGACTGCTCCACCTTTGCGGCGTCGATTGCTGTGATCGCGCCGCCCAGTTCGTCGAATTCACCGACGAGAGACTGCACCCCACCGCTGCCCTCGCGCAATAGGTTGACGAGGTTGACCCCCTCGGAGTCGAACAGGGCAAACGTCAGACGCACCTGGTCGGCAGGATTCTTAATTTCCTTCATCGCGTCCGCGATGGCCTTGAATTGCTCGTCTGGGGCCATGTTATTAAGCCCCTGCGCACTCAGCCCCAGTTCGTCGAGGGCCTTGACCGCTTCGCCGCCGCCCTGGGCCGCCTGGGCCACCCGGCGGGTCATCCGTTGCAACCCCATGTCGAGCGTGTTTGTATCCGCTCCGGTTTGCTGGGCGGCGAACCTCAATCCCTGTAGTGCCGCGATCGAACTCACCCCGAGTTTTGCGGTCGTCTTGGCGAGTTTGTCGATATTCGCAAACTCACTCGCAATTGATCCGACAATCTTTTTTAGCGCGAGGAACCCGGCAGCAGCACCCGCCAGCTTGACCGCCAGCCCGCCGATTGACTTAGAAAACCCTCCCGCCATCCCCGACGCACGCCCGAGGCCCTTTGAAAAGCCTCGCGTGTTCGCGCCGATGTTGACGGCGAATTTGCCGATCGACTTGGCCATCAGGTTTCCCGTTTGTTGTGGTTGTCAAAAAACAGTTGCAGACGGTGTGCGACTTCCTCGCGGCTTTGTCGCCGCTTGCGACGTTTGCCGCCGGGGATGAAGTCCAGCGGGTCGAGTTTTTTCTTGCTCCAGGGGGCCAGGGTTGCGGTCGCGATCGTTGCGGCTTGTGCCCAGTCGTCCCCCCAGGGGTCGATTTCATAAATGGCCATCCACTCGAGGAATTCCCGAGAAGTGATCTGGCGTTGTGCCTCCTGGACACTCGTGTGGGTGACGGTTCGGGCTAGGTGGAACCAGAACCGACGCTCTCTGTCTGTTGAAAATTTGCAACCGCCTCGTCGAGCGAATCATCCTCCATCCCGTTCAGCTTCATCGCGGCGTGGTAGACCTCCTCGAGTTGTCTGGCCCCCTTCCCCTTGAGCAGATCCAGGTCGGTCTGGTCGGTCGGCTCGAACGGTCGCGAGCCATCGGGGTCGACCAGTGTCAGGGCGCAGACGAACGGCAGCAAATCCTGCATGGCCGCCTCGTCGTCCTTGACTTGATTCCACTTCTCAACCAGTTGCTGACGCTCCCGCCCAGAGATCACGCGAACGGAAACCGGGAAGTCCCAGCCGTCGATCGTGATTTCTTGCTGTTCGAGATCGTTCGCCGCCAGGATGGCGTCACGCAGGTTCGACATCTTTCTTGACCTTTTTCGCTCGGGGTTTCGGTTCGGCGGTTTCACAGAATCCGCCAGCGACGAGTTCCCGCGCGTCGTGGTCGAGTAGATCCTTAACGTCGCCAGGCTCGCCCGCTCGGTGGGCTGGCTTGGTGACGGTTTTCAAGAATTTGACTTTCATCGTGTTTCCTTAGAACGAGACCGCGCCGTTCACCTTGATTTCAGCCGAGGCGGTCATGCGGTCGTCGATCGGAATAGACGAACTGAAACTGGTCATGAACCCCGTGAACGAACAGGTGCTCGCGTCGGGATAGGTAACGGTGCAAGATGATTCCGCATCGGCGATCGGCGGTGACGTGCCGGGGTCATAGGCCATTTCTACCGAGAGCGTGCCGCCGTCCTTGAGGTCGCTCGGAATGAAGGTTTTCCAGCCGTTTGTGGTCCCCATGTGCGTGGTGTCGATCGCCTCGCGACTGAGGTCGGGACCGTCGACCGAAATGATCTCGGCAAAAAAGCCCGAAGAGAACGTGATAGTTGTGCCGAATCCGCTGTCTGCCATTGCCTTAGACTCCCGCGAGTGGTTGTTGGCTGATGATTGTTTCGATCGCTTGCAGGCGGCCCTCGATGATCATCAAGTGGTCGCGTAGCTCGCCGCTGGTTGCCGTAAATGGTTCGCCGTCGATTGAGATGATCCGTTCGACTTCGATTTCGAGTATCTGCCCCGTTTTCGATTTGGCCTGGATGGTGTTCAAAAGCTCGGCACCGTTGCCGTGTGCATGATTTGCAGGGCAATCGTCTGTGACGGTTTGCCCACCTCGCCGCCCGACCCCGGTCGCGTGCGTGTGTCCCTGGTGCCGACCCAGAACGCACCCCGCACCGTCTCGCTGCCCCAGGTGCCGCGAAAGCCGTCGACCTCTTTCCGGACAGTCTCGGCCAGTTCGCAGGCGTCTTTCTCGCTGTCGGCCTCGCAGACGATGTCGACGAACGTCTCGACCAGTCCGCTGTTCCCGCTCATGTTGTAATGGACCTCGCCGCCCGTCTGGTCGACCCGCACGTTCGGTCGAGCCAGCCCCTGCTCGATCGTGCCGGGGCGTATCCTGGTCGATACCAGGGCCGTGACCGGCGTCTGGGTCAGCAGGTAGTCGATCAGTCCCTTTTTGATGGTCATTTCTTTTGCAACTCCTTCGTGATTTCACGCTGAAGCCGTTTGACCATCTCCGACTGCGCCCGCTGCCGGGACTGACGGAGTGCGATTTCCATGAACGGGTAGGGTCGCGCCCCTGGGTGCCTGAGTGGTTCCGCCCGCCACGGCACCTCGATGTCGTGGGCGGGCGTGCCCTGGTAGACGAAATGGGCGACGCTGACCTTGTAATACTCGGCACCGACAGTGACGACCGGCGTGCCCTTGCTCATGGCCGTTTTGCTGACGATTTCCTTGTAGAGGTGCCCGTTGGGCAACCCGTCGTCGATCGCGTTTTTCTTGACCAGTTTGCGGGCGTGCATTCTCACAATGGCACCGGCACGGGTGACCGCCTTTTTGACCACCCGCTTGCGCACTTTCTCGGGCAACCGTTTCATCTTCTTGCGGAACGGTTTGATTCCGGTGATTGTGATCCCGTCCATTCGAGCCATCACACTGCCTCCCGGCATTGCAACTCGATGACCCGGCGGCGACCGTCCCGGTCGATGGCGGCGACGATCTCGAACGTCCGCCCGTCGTAGACAAGCCGATTCTTAGGCGTGATGGTTCGGGCCAGGCGGCTGGACCTGATCCGCAGGACGTGCGTCACGTCGGCGGCAGTCCCGCCACCCTCGACAAACTCGCGGCCCCCGGTCGTCGCCATCGCGGCACGGGTTTCGAGTAGCCGGGTCCAGCTTTCGCTGGTCTCGTTGTACGAGTTAAGCGTCGACTCGTCTCGAGCCTCGACCCTGATCGGCAACCGGAAGGCACCCGCCCGCATCAGACCACCCGATTCAGTTGAAATAATGCCTCGGCGGCGAAACTCGACTCGTGCCGTTTTGTCACTGCCGCTTCGCGGTTCTCGAACAGGTCGGCAACCCGCAGCAGGATCTCGTGACGATGGGCACGGGGCACGTCTGCCGGGTCGCCGTACCCGGCCACATAACGCACCGTGACATCGTGGACGTGCTGCCTGGTCGACGGCCAGGATTCGTCGTAGGCCGGGAGCAGTCGCCCCGGCGTGCTGCTGGTGTCGACCGTGTATTTGCTCGCCGCCAGCGTCGTCTCCACGTCGTCGAGATCCTGGTACGTGACCGACGTTACCGACGCGAGTGGTGACCTGGGCAGTTCGATCGTGCCGTTCCCGTCTGGGAACCGATCGAGCTTGAGGTCGTAGGTTGTCGTCACCAGCGTGCGGTCCTGGACCGCCTCGAGGTATTGCACCACGGCGTCGATCAGCCCCGCCAGGTACTGATCGTCGTCGGAGTGGTCAACCACGAGGTGGTCCTTGACCTCGCTGATCGTGACCGGGGCCGTGGTTGCGGCTGTCACCGTCACCAGGGCCATCAGTCCCCCTCACCGTTGGGCACTTCGCCCTTTTTCTTGGTCGCCTTGCGTTTCTTGGGTGCCTTGCCGACTGGCTTGATCCAGCCGATTTTCGACAGTTCCGGCACCCATTCGTCGGCAACGTCAGCGACCTCGCCGACCGAAAAGGAACCCATCACCCCGCTAAATGCGTGGAGGATTTCGCATTGCATGATTTCGTTTTCCTATTCGGTGGCGAGATCAGACGCCGGAGACGTTTACGACGCCTGGACCAGGTGCTGGATGGCTTCGGCCAGGATGACCTTGCCGTCGACGCGACGATGGGCACGAAACGCGACCTGCCCGTTCGCGGCGTACAACTCATCGAGCCGCTTCAGAACGACCGACTCGCGGTCAGCAATCCAGTAGTACGAGAAGTCGCCGAACAAGATCGACTTGAGGCCGGTCGTCATCGCTTCGCACGAGTCGCTCGTGTAAACCGGGCGGCCCAGGATCTGGCCGGGTTCGCCGGATTGCAGGCCGGGCTGCCAGAGGTACTGATCATTGCCGTCCTTGAGCTTCCGAACGGCCTTGAGCGTCGCGTCGGCCATCAGGAAACTGGCGTTGTTGCGGTACTGCCGACCAAGTGCGTGATACAGGTCAATGATTTCGTCGGAGGTGACCGCAGCTTGGGCGGCTGCCGTTTTGCCAGCGGTCGAACCGTCAGTGACGCCGGTCGGCTTGCTGGAACCGTCGCCGTTGACGAATGCGGCCTCTTCGAGTGCGCCGATGCGTCGACCCAATTCGCTGGCGAGGTAGCTCGCCAGGTTGAAGGCCGAATCCTGCAACAGTTCCTCGGAAACCTTGATGATCGTTCCGGCCTTGTATGCCGAAAGACTCACAACGGAAAACGCCTCGTCACCCTCGGTGAATGCGGCTTCTTCCGCCGTCCAGGCAGCAGTCCCGTGGGAACTGACGACAGGGATCTCCATCGTGCCGCTCGACGTTTGGATCACGTTGCCGAGTTGACGCATGATGTTGGCTTCTTCGAGAGCCTGAACAAGTTCGGCGTTCCAGAACTCGTCGGGCGTCAGGTAGCCACCCTCGGAGTCGGTGCCGACCTGCAAAGCTCGTCGCTCGTTGGGTTCCAGGACGCCACGACTGTGCCGCATAGCCTTCCACCACGCATCGGCGTACTCTTTCGACGCCGTGCCACGCAGTTCCGACTCCTCGGGCTGGAAGTCGCCGCTGGGCTGATCCTCGGGCACCTTGCGGGCCTCGGCCTGCTCGTTGCGGGCCTGCCAGGCGTCGAGCCGCTCGCGGCGTTCCTGGTCCTTGATCTCGTTGTCGATCTCGCCGTCGATGCGGCTGATCTCGGCGTCGTGCCGGTCGTACTGTTCGCGTTCCTCGGCGGTCAGTGACCGTTTTTCCTCGTCAGCCCGGTCCAGGATGGAACGTGCCTGGGTGATCGCCTCGAGTCGCTCGTTCTGCAATCGCTTCAACATCTGTTTGCCCCTTGGGTTGCCACCGGCACCCGAGGGGCATCAAAAAGACCGGCCCGGTCTGCCGGTGAGTATGTGAAAACTCACCAAGCAGATCGGGCCGGTCTGTACTGGCCTTCTCTGTGTCGCAGTTTCTGGCTCGGTTGGGTTTGTACCCTCGTGGCCGAAACTGGATTGATTCAATTGTTCGCTGGGCGGATTTTACCCGTGCCCATCTTGTTCGGTCAATTTCAATTTCTCACGCAACACCTCGACGGGCGTCTGCTCGGGGGCCGCCTCGGTTTCCGGTTCGACCTCGACCTCGGGCTCGGTTTCGACCTGCTCGGATCGCCACGCCTCAAGTGACCGCATCGCCACGTCGGTTGTCGGGTAGGCCGGGCGGGTGACCGGGCCAACCTCGAACACGTCGATAGCTCTGAGTTCGCGGATCATCTCGCCGTCGTTGTCGACCCAACCGTCGCCGCCTTCTCGAACTCGGAACTCGAAACTCGACCCCTGGACGTTCCCGGCTCGGATGTTCTCGACCAGGTCGCGAACGTAGGACGTATCCGGCGGCGTGATCGAGTACCGCAGGCCCCGTTTGGTGACCGTCAGGTCGAGGTTGCCCGCCGACTTGCGGCCCAGCACCTTGCTGTCGTCGTGGTTGACTGCCGAGATGATGTCATCGTCGCCGCGCAGGTTCTTGAACGCACCAGGGAGAATCCGCTCGCGGAACTGGCCGCCGATCGGACTGCTCAGGTCGTTGAAGACTGCCGCATACCCGACGATCTTGCCGTCAGCCTCGTCGAATCGCAGTTCTGTTTCGTTTGCGTCGAGCGTTCGTTTCTCGTTCATCGTGTTACCCCTTCAAGTGATTGCCAGGCGACCTCGTGCGGGCGGGCATCCTGCCACCGCTGCACCAGTTGGTCGACGTTGGTTTCGAGTGTCTTCGCCGTCGAGGCCCCTGCGACCTCGAGCAGCTCGTCGCGGCTCCTGGTGACGTGTTCGGCGAGTATGTCGCCCACGTCGTAGCCTGCCGCCTCACACGCCCGCACAGCGGGTCGCAGGCACCCGACGAGCTTCTCGGTCGCACCGTAGAACTCGTCGAGCCAGTCCAGGAACCGGGCAGCGTCCCGGCTGGCCTTGCGAGCCTGGGCGGCCTCGCGACTGATCACCCGGCGAATGCCGTCAGCGACCAGGTCACGCAACGCCGCCCGCAGATCCTCGTCGTCGGTCGGTTCGGGTTCGGGTTCGGGATCTGGGGCCGGTGCTGGCTGAACTGCCGGCTCATTTTCCGGCTCGGGTTCCTCGTCGCTGGGTCGCAAGTTCAACGGCACGAAATAGGTGTCACCGTTTTCGATCGGGTTCTTTTCCTCGAGTGCCCTGATGTCGTTCTGCGACAGTGCCCCGATTTGGAAAAGCGTGTTGTAGAAACTCGCCCGGCTGGCTGAGTCGCCACGCTGCAAACCGTCGAGGTTGTGTTTGAGGTAGAACCGACCCTGATCACGTTCGACCAATAGCTTGCGGTTGATTTCCTGTTCGATCCGAATGCACCAGGGCAGAATCGAGAACTTCGAGAATTCAATTCCCTGGTGTTCGATGTTCGAGAACGTCGCGCGGTCGAGATCCGCCAGCATATGCAACGGGATCGAGTAGATCCTGGCGATCTCGGTGATCGAAAATTTTCGCGATTCCATGTACTGGGCGTCTGTGTTGGGCAGCCCGATCGTCGTCCAGCCCATGCCATCCTCGAGGATCGCCACCCGGTGCGAGTTGCCGCTGCCGCCGTGGACCTTTTCCCAACTGGCCCGCAATCTCTCGGCGGTTTCCTTTTTCAACCGACCAGGATGGGTCAGCACGCCGCCGGGCGTTGCGTCGTTTCCGAAGAACCTCGCTCCGTGCTGCTCGGCAGCCAGGCCCAGGCCGATCGCCTCACGGGCGAGCCTGATCTGGCTGTACCCGGCGATGCCGTCGCCAACCGCTTTGACGTGCAGCACCCGGTCGGCTGCCAGCGTCACAATGCCCATATTGTCGGTGCGGACCTCGTACACGACCTTCCCGTTCCGAATCCTGGGGCGAACCCGGTCGGGCCGCATCAGGTGCAGGCTCACAACCTGGCCCGTGGCCGGTGCCCGCACGATCTCGGCGTAGGCGTTGCCCCAGGTCAGAACGTAGCCCATCAGGGTCTCGAATATCGTGAACTGGGTCTGGTTATCATTCGGCTGCACCAGCAGACGCGACAACGGGTGCCCTGACTCCTTGACGGCGTTGTCGCCGTCCCGGCGATAAACGTGCCGGGGCAGTCCCGCCACCGTTTCGGAAATGATCCTGACGGCGGCGTAGACGCCCGAAAAGGTCATCGCCTTGTTGCGGTCGACGGCCATGCCCGCCGCCGTTTTCGTCTGCACCAGGTCAGCCAGTGCTGACGGATCTCGTAGCGTGGCCCGTGTCCCGCCGAACCAACCCCGCATCGTTTTGATTATGTCGACCATCCTGGTCATCCCCTAGATTGTGATGAATTCGGCACGCTCGTCGTACACCCCGTCCGCTGATCTGATCGCACGGGCCAGCCCCATCAGGGCGGCACAGATCCCGTCGATTTTGTCGGCACTCTTCGATTTGTCCGGTCGCATGTTGCCCGAGGGGTCAGTGCGGGCTGCCGTGTTGCCCGCCATCCATTCCAGCACCGGGTTCCCGCCGTGGTCCAATTTGCGGTAGTCGACCAGTTGCAGCAGTTTCTTAAATGGCTCGTTATAGTTGGCGAACGTCTGCCCGAATTTGACCATCGCATCGTGAGGCATCCCGGCGTCGACCAGCGACTGGATGAAATGCGTCGCGTTCCACGGGTCGAACGCCAGTTCCTCGATGTCGAACTGGTCGGCCAGTTGCAGGATGCGTTCGCGGATGTAGGAACCGTCGACCTCGTCGCCTGGCGTCTTCTCGATGTGTCCCTGGGTGGCGAAGTTCAATACCTGCCGCCGATCCTGCCGGTCGCGGTCTGTGCGGATTTCCTCGGGCACAAAGAAATACGGCAGGACGGTGAAACGGCCCTCGGGGCGTGGGAACACCAACGCCAACGCCGTCACGTCGCGAGTGCTGGCGAGATCCAGACCGGCGAAACAGGACTCACCGACCAGATCCTCGGCAGTCTCGACGGGCTGGCACTCACGCCAGGCATCCATCGGTATGACTCGCACGCTTTGCTCGGTCCACTGGTTCAAATGCAACCGTCGAAACGTGTTTTCGTAAGCCGCGGATTCCTTCGCCTTGAGGGCCTGGTCGGCCAGGTAGTCCTCGCTGAGACTGACCCCAAGGTTCGGGTTCGCCTTCCGCCAGGTGGCCGGGTCGGTCCAGTCGTCGTCAGTCTCGGCGGCGTAGATCACGGGCAGGAACGTCGGATCATCCAGGCGGCCATCGAGCAGGCCCTGGGCGTACTGGTGCAACTCCCAGCAGATACTCGATCGGTCGTGGCCCGCCGTGGTGATTGCGATGGTCAGCGGTTGCCGCCTGGCCCCGGTAGACGTTTGCAGCACGTCCCACAAGTCGCGGGTTTTCTGGACGTGCAATTCGTCAAAGATGATGCCGCTTGCGTTGTACCCGTGCGAACCGCCCACGTCGGCGGCAATGGCCCGGTAGTAGGAATGCGTTTCCTCGAACGTCACACGCTTGACCGACTTCCTGATCGTCGCCCGCTCGGCCAGCATCGGGCACCTGCGGATCATCTCGCACGCCGGGTCGAACACGAGGCTCGCCTGGTCGCGGTCGCCCGCTGCACTGTAGACCTCGGCACCCTGTTCGCCGTCCAGGAACAGCATGAACAGGGCGATTCCGGCACACAGCGTCGACTTGCCGTTTTTCCTGGGGATCTCGATGTAGGCCGTCCTGTATCGCCTGGTCCCGTCCTGGCGTTTCCAGCCGAACAGGGGCCGCACGATATCGTCGGCCTGCCACGGTTCCAGCTTGAACGGTTGCCCGGCCAGCGGTCCCTTGACGTGTACCAGTTGCTCGAAGAACTCGACCGCCCGGTCGGCAGCGTCGTCGTCGAACCAGTAGGGGTCGGACTTGATCATGCACCACCCCCGAAGAACCGAGCCGCCTGGTCGTTGCTTTGCTGTTTCTTCTGGACGGTCAAACCGGCACGGGCTGACGGGGTGAGGCCGAATTGCACCTCGAGCCGCAGCAGGCTGTCGGCGAGCTTGTTATAGATCCCGACCTGCGGCCACTGTTGCAGGCACTTGACGTTCCCGTCGTTGTCGCGGAGCGGGTAGGTTTCGCCGTTCTGATTGATGAACTCGGCACAGTTCCGCCAGCGGGACCACGTCTGGCAATACCGAACCAGGGCGTTCTTGTCGATCTTGGACAGGACGCCCATTTGCTCGAGTTGCGGGATGAGTTGTTTCCAGGCTTGTTTCGCATAGTCGTCGACAAACGACGGGCACCTGGGCCGCCCGCTCGGCGGGATCGGCTCGCCCTTGCGTTGTTCGACCGCCCGGCTGCCGTGCAGCTTGAGGATCGCGGTCGGTTTCCGTTTCGGTCCACGTTTACCCATTCGACGCCTCCTCGAAACGTGCGCGGATGATGTCGCAATATGCCGGTTCCATCTCAGCCGCCAGGCACGTTACGCCCTCGGCCTCGGCGGCGATCAGCGTGGTCCCTGATCCGCAGAACGGCTCGACGACCGTGCCGCCCGGCGGCGTGACCAGCCGCACCAGCCACCGCATCAGCTTGATCGGCTTGACGGTGGGGTGGTTGTTGTCGTCGCCCCGCTCGGCTCC